TTCTACTTGCACTTTTCCTTTTTTAGTAGTGTAACATTCAAGAACGTAAGTTACGTCTCGTTCTGTCATGTCAGGAAAGTCACAAACCATTCGAACCCAATTCTCTGGAATTAGTTTAAAAACATGGCCGGCAGGGAAATTATCGTCCGTCGATTGAATAACGGTATAAATAGATTCCCTGATATTTATCTTATCATCTATGGCCTCCAATCCTTCTATTTCAACCTTACCATCCGGAGTCTTATAACATCTGTTGACGAACGTAATGTCGCGTTCTGTCATATCAGGAAGATCGCAGTCGATCATAACCCACTCGTCCGGTATTTTAGTAAGAACTTTACCTACCGGATTATCCATGTCGGTACTGTCGGTAATTCTATGGGTTTCTTTAAGAACATCCATCTGATCGTTAAGAAGATACCAACTCCATACTTCGACCTTTCCACCAGGTGTACGGTAACAGGTTTTGAAATCTTTGATAACTTTCTCAGCTATGTTAATCCACTCCCATTCGGTTGTGGCCGGAATACCAGAAACAGGATGCTTCTTACCTTCTTCGTCAAGATACCAATAACAGCCATTTAAGGACACAACCACTTGGTAGATTTTGTCCCCTATTTTTATACCGGATTTGCTGTCATCTACCGGTTGGGAGGAACCCCATTTTCCAACTATGTTGGTTATTT